TTATGTCACGATCGCGGTGGTTCCACCGTCAATACGCAGATTGAGCGCCATCAAGGCGCTCGCGCGGGGGCTAGCGACAAAGGCCACGAGATCGGCGACTTCCGCCGTCGTCGTCACATGACCCGTCAGATTGTTCATGAATGCCTTGAGTACATGGGGCTCAACCTCTTCCCATGTCGTGCCCCAGCCCTTCTCGTAGCCTTGCGCGAGAAAGCGCTCTTCCACTTCCTTCGTCCGGATAAGGCCCGGGCTGACGATATTGACCGTGATGCCGGTACCCGCCAGTTCCTTCGCGAGGCTGACGGTCATGGTCGCAAGCGCGCCCTTCGCCGCATAGTAATGCGGCATCCGCGCGGCAGGCTCCGTCGAGCCGATTGTGCCAAGCATGATGACGCGGCCCCAATGCCGGTCCTTCATCGCCGGCACGCAAAGCCGCGTCATCCGCACCGCGGAGAGCACGTTCTTCTCGTAGGCGTCGATCCAGTCCGGTGTTTCCGAACGCGACCATGAGCCTGCCTCGGCCAAACCGTAATTGTTGATGAGAATGTCGACGGTCCCGACCGCCGCAACAGCCGCATCATAAGTGGCCTTCGCGCCCGCATCCGCCGTGATGTCCCCGGCCACGGCAAAAGCCTCAAACCCGCCTGCGCGGATATCAGAGACAGCCGCAGCAGCATCGGCCTCGGCAAAGCCATGCACGACGACCCTTGCGCCTTCCGCGGCGAGACGTTCGGCGATAACCCGCCCCGTCCCCCGGTTTGCTCCGGTGACGAGCGCTGCCTTGCCTGCGAGTTGAAGATCCATATGTCTCCCCCTGTGTCGCAGCTCAGGCTGCAACCTTGTTGGAAACCATATTTGGCGTGAAGAAGGCTGCGCGGCAAGCACCGATAGGGGCGTCGGTAGAAAGCGCCTTGAAAAATCAGAATTCCGCTGCGGCAACCGGCGCGGGCTTCGACGATCCGAATATGTGAGGAAAGCTCTGGCCCGTATAAACGCCAGCCGCGAAAATAAGCGCGGCTGCGAGGGCGAATCCCAGGGCGCGAAGGAAAGAACGCCTCGGGCGGGCTTCAGAAAAGATCATCCGGCGCGAGGAAAACATCCTGCGCGATGAAAACAGGCGAGGCCGTGCCATGAAACCCCTTCATCGGAACAGAGTGAGGCAAAGGACTTCACGCGGCTCCCCCGATCGCGCCCACCCCTTATAGGGGCTCAGACGCGGCTCGTCACCCCCGGAGCTTGCGACAGAGCGCGCCATTTGCCCCACGTCAACGGCCGGCATGTCCTGGCCGCCCGACGTAGGCCTCCGTCCTGTCACACACCCACCCCGGTCAACGTCAGGCAATGAATTGCGAGCCTCACTGCCCCGCCTGTGAAACTTCCCCCTACGGATGAAACGCGGATCGCTGTCGCCCCCCAATAAGTCACCGGCGTCCCCGAAGGTCCGATGACGGTGGACCCCGCCGAAATTCCGATTCCGTTTCCATAGCGCGTCGCATCCGCCGCGACTCCGAGGTTCCATGAGGTCGCTCCGCCGAGCGCGGTCAGAACCCGCCCTGTGATGCCAAGAACAATGGCCCTGTCCGGGATCGTGAACGACGTGTCGTTATAGGTCCCCGCCGTGATCGTGTGATCGCCCTCGATGATACTGAGCGTCGTCGCCGCGCCATGCGCGCTGACCATGCTCGCCCCCGAAGGCTCCGGCACCCAATGGCCCCCGGTCCAGTAAACGAACTCACCCGCGCTTTCATCGAAGGCGCGCCAGCCCATCTGCGGAGCAAAGAAGCTCCACATGCCATCGACAAAGGCGGCGACCTCGCCTGCCGCCGCGCTCCACGCACCCGTGGGCGCTGCGGCAACGATATAGCGATCGCCCTCCACAGGTGTGGATGGCGGCGTATTCAACGCGCGCGACGTCACCGAAAGCTGCACCAGCGCATCGAGCGCTCTCAGACCGTCATTCACCGTCACATGCTTCTGCGCTTGCGCCGCTTCGAGATAGGGAAGTTTCAGATGCAAAGTCTCAGACATGAAGTGTCGCCTCTCTTGCCGTGCCGCGCCCGAACGCGCGGCTCACTTGCGCAACGCGCATGGAAAGCGTCGCGAATGTCACCGATCCGAAATCCGCGATCTGCATCGCCGCCGTGTAGCTCGCGGCCGCGCTGGTCACCTCGAAGCTGCGTACAACGGCCCCGTCACTGAGAATGTCGAGCGCATAGCGCTCCTCTTCCTCGCCAAGCGGCACATCCGTCCCCGCCCAGCCATCGCCACCGATGCGTGTGCGGCGGACCCAGCCGATCGCGATGTCGCCATCGACATCCCGCGCCGCACGCAGATGCACCGGCGACAAGGGCCTGAGCCCCACGCCATCAAATGCCTGCACCGCCGTCGCATAGCTCGCATCGTCTATCGGCTTCGATGCGGGCCCCCAAGCCCATGTCCGCTCAAGCCCGCGCTCGCCGTCGCTCAAGCCAATCTCACTCACCGCCGCATCGATCAACACGAAGCGCGCACCCGCCGCCAGTGGCGACCGCATCGCGGCCTCCGTCCCCGCCTGCCCGCGCAACAGGCCCGAAAGCTCGTAAGTTCCGGCCGCGACCAGCGCCGCCTCCCGGAACTGGATCACCTCCCACTCACCCTCGGGCGCCTCAATCGCCGCGACATTCGCGCCGCCGAGCACCGCGCCTTCACTCGCCGAGGACAGTGCGCCCGAGACGAGCGCGACGGTCAGCACTTGCGAGTAGTCCCAACGCGATGTGACGCCCGGCGCAAGCGCGCTCGTCGTTCGCCCGATGGTTGCCTCCCGGGAAATAGCGCGGTCAAGCGCGAAGCCCGCCCCGGCGTTCTTCCACAAGGCGACGCTGCCCGGCCAGGGATCGGCCGCCACCGCGATGCGCGGCGCATAGGGCGCCTCTTCGCCCGTCAGCAGCGGCAGATCGAGAAACACGGCGAGCGGCACGCCGTAGCTCGATGCTGCCGCTGCGGCTCTGGTGCGGCGCGGCGCCGCAAGCCGTCCGTAGAGGCTCGCCTCGCTCGCCACCGCCTCCGCATCGCGACGCTCCCCATCGGTCAGCGCCGTCAGCCGATACCGCGCCGTCCGCGCGGGCATCGCCAATTCCACCACATCGCCCGGATCGAGCGCGAGAAGCGAAGGCGGCAGCTTCAGTGCCGCCGCCTCGCGCTCACTCCAGCTTTTCTGAAGCCATATCTCGGCGACACCCTGCGCATCCTCCGCCGTCATCACCATCGGCAAGGATGCGGACGACACGCGCTGCGTCGAAACGCCAAGCCTTCGCGCCTCGACCGCCGCCTGCCGATATTCCATCCCGCCGTCGATGAAGGAGAGTTTGGCGGAAAGCGGCAACTCAGTTTCCTGCCCGCGCGTCAGCCTGTAGCCCGCCTCGGCGCTTGCTTCCTCGACCGCCAATCGTTCCGGCGTCAGAGTTGCGACCGCCTGCATCCCGTAATGCCGGAAGCGGATCGCGCCCTCACTCTCCGCCGCGTCGAAGAAGCGCGCGAGCATCAGCGGCTCCAGCACCTGTCGGGGCGACATGATGCGATCGATCACAAATCCTTCCACAACGCCCGCGAGGCCGCTGGCGTCGAAATCGGAAAAGCCCACTTCGCTCATGATCGCCGAGACGAGAGGCCCGAGCGGCACCGCGCCCAATCTGCCATTCAGCCAGTGCCCACGCTGCCAGTTCTCGCCATCCGCCCAAAGGTCCGTGCGCTCCGGAAAGACTGGAAAGGGCCGCGCATCCCATGTCCAGAAGAACATGTCCGCCGGATCGAGCATCCGCCCGCCATAGACTGACGAAACGGGATTATGCGCGCCTGCCTCGCTCCAATAGCCCGTCTGCGCCTCGATAAAGCAGCGCTGGATAAAATCGTCGCGCGTCCCGGTCGAGAAATGCGGCACCGCGCTTTCGGACGATTTCGCGTCGACAAAGAGATTGGGCTCGTTCGTCCCCTTGTCGATCGCGGGGCAGCCGATCTCGGTGAACCAGAGCGGCTTTCCTTCCGGCACCCATGCCGTCGCCGCCGCGCTCTCGACACCGCCGGGACGGTCGTAATGCGCGTTCGCCCACCACGACCTGATGTCCTTCGCGCGATATACCCACGGCTTGCCGTAAGCGCCATCGGTAATCGGTGTCCGTATCTGCGCCGCTCGATCCGCGTCGCTCGCATAATACCAGTCGTAATTCTCGCCGCCCGCGATCCGCGACTTCAGATAATCGATATCGTAGATCGTATCCGCGACTTCGCGGTCGAGATGATTGCTCGTCTTGCGCCAATCTGTCAGCGGCGCATAGGCGTCGATGCCGACAAAATGAATATTTGCGTCCGCCCAGAGCGAATCGAGATGAAAGAAGCGGTCGCCCGTCCCGTCCGCCGGATCGTGCCCCGCATATTCCGACCAGTCCGCCGCATAGGAAATCTTCGTCGCACTTCCCAGAATGCCCGCCACATCGGCAGCCAACGCCCTCAACGCCGTCACCGCCGGATAGATCGAGGCATCACTCCGGATTTGCGTCAGCCCCTTCAACTCCGAACCGATGAGAAACGCGTCGACGCCGCCCGCCGCCGCGCAGAGATGCGCGTAATGCAGGATCATGCGCCGATAGGACCATTCGTCCGGTCCGCTATAGCTCACCGCTTCGCCCGCAACGTGAAAATCGCTTGAGCCAGCGGTGCCAAAAAAGCTTGCCACCTGCACCGCCGCTGCCGCCGTCTTGTCCACGCTGCCCGCCCGGCCTGCGGCAGGCGAGCAGGTGATACGCCCGCGCCAGGGATAGGTCGGCTGCGCCCCCGCCCCGCTCCATGGATCGGTCAGCGTATTGCCCTCGGGAATATCCATCATCACGAATGGATAGAAGACAGTGCGCAACCCGCGTGCCTTCATATCCTTGATCGCGCGAATGACGGCCCCATCGGAAGGCGTGCCGCCGAATGCGGACTTGCCGTCGACCTGGCTCAAGACCTCCGCCGCGCTCCGCGCAACGCCGCCCGCGCTCCATGCTTCCGGCGTCGTGATCTTCCAATCCGTCTCGACCTTGGGTCGCACCGTGCATTGTCCGCAGCGCAGATCGTCGCCGAACCAGCTTACGACCAGCGAAGCGCTCGCCACATTGGGGCAAAGGTCCTGCAACTGGTCCAACGCCGCCGTCCAGTCGCTCCTACCCTCGCTCGAATGCGTATTGACCGCTCGGCTCGAACTCTCACTCAATATCTCGCGCACGGCGTCCGGTTCGTAGACGAACTCACCCGCGCCGGGAATGATCGTCACCGCCCGCACCGCCTCTTCGACGTCGCTCAATGAGCGAAACACCTCGAAGGAAAGCTGCGGAATGCGGTTGCCATAGTCGGCCAGCGCCAGATCCTCGAAGACGACATAGGCCGTACCGCGATAGGCGGGCGCATTGCCCGCGCCTTCCACCGCTTCGATGGTCGGATCGGCCAACTGCGCGTCATCGCCCTTATGCAGCCGCCATGTCGCATCTTCCAGCGTCATCGCCTTGCCATCCGCCCAGACACGGCCGATGCGCGTGATAGGCCCTTCGCAAAGCGCGACAGCAAAGGATACGGTGTAGGAATAGCTCGTCACGCTCGCGCCGCCACCGCCCTTGCCGCCGGCGCTCTCCGTCGACTTGTGCTCCTTGTAATTCGTCGCCCAGATCACCTGACCGCCGAGCCTCGCGCGGCCATAAAGCCGCGGCACCGGCGCGCCTTCGGTGGAGGACAGAACCTGCAGATCGGAAAGGCGCGGGCCCTCCGAATTCGCCACCGTCGAACCGAAAAGCTGTTGATCGACGTAAGAGCCGAGCCCCGCGCCGATCGCGCCCCCGAGCGCCGCGCCGCTCACCGTCGCGCCGAGAAAGCTCAGGCCGCCGGGCAGCAGCGTGCTGCCGAGCGCCGAGCCCGCCGTCGAAAGAAGAAGTGTCGCCATCAGTCATTCACTCCCGGAAAGCGGAACGCACAGGCCATCCGCGCCCGCCACCAGGGCCCAAGCGATGTCTCGACCACCGCGCGCCCCGACCACGCATGCACCATTCGCTCCTCGCCGGTCAGCACGCCCGCATGCTTCGCCGGCCCCCGCGCGCGCATACGGAAAAGCACCACATCACCCGCCCGCGCCTCGCCGACCGCGATCTCCACGAGATGCCGCCGCGCCGCCTCCGCCATCGCCTCAATCACATTTCCGTCCGTACCCGGCGCTTCCGCCCAATCGGCGGTATAGGCGGGCGGCACTTCCGGCTCGGCCCCGTGGAATTCGCGCCACAGCCCTCGCACAAGCCCCAGACAATCCGCGCCCGCCCCCTTGCAGCTCGCCTGATGCCGATAAGGCGTGCCGATCCAGGCTCGCGCCGCCGCGACGACGGCCGCTCGCGTCAGCTCAGTTCCGGCTTCCGCCATCATTCACGTCTCCAGAGCTTGCATAGGAAATGACGTAGTCGTTGCCCGGCATATGCGGGAAGCCGCGAAAATTCGTTTCATTGCCGAACTTCGCGCGGCAGGTGACAAATTGCTTGTCGCAGCCCGCCGTCACCGCGAAGGCATCACCTGGCGCGATCTCCCGCGCCATCGCCTGCCAAAGTTCGATCACCGCGCCGTCAACCGTCAGCGAGTGGAGCTTCACCTCGCATCCCGCGCCCGTATTCCCGCCGCTTGTGAATACCAGTCGTCCACGCTCGAACCACCCTTCATCGAATGCCCCAAGCCCCGACGCCGTGACGATGCGGTTCTCCTCGATCGAAAGAACAACGCCCTCGCCGCGCATCTCCACCGAGGCGAGCGCGACGCCGCATCGCTCATCGCCGAGATCCGCATCGCAGCCATATTGAAAGAGCCGCCCCACAGGCTGGTTCAGCCGATGCGCGAGGCCCCGGAGTTCCGCTGTGAAGCCCGTGGCGCCCCGGCTTACCTGACCCAGGTTGCCCTTCCGCATGAGCACACGCTGCTCCGGCGCCTGCCAGTTGACGCGCCAGATTTCCACCGACGCGTCGTCGTAAATCCCCGCCGCGAGATCGCCCTCATCCAGCCGCTCGGAATCGAGCGCGCCGGCGAGGTCGAGATTGTCGACCGCAAGCCCCGCCGAGCTTTCGATCGCGCTCGCCGTGAACCCCGCCGCCGCCTCATAGGTCACGCCGCCGAAGGCGAGATCGCCGTCATGATCGGTGAACCCCATCACGCGCCCATCGCCGCGCGTGAGCTTCCAGCAATTACAGAGCGTCGTCGCCCCGCCCGCGAGATGCGCGGCGAGTTCGGAAGATAAGAATTTCATGATTTAAACCCTCACCTCGATCACCGGCACATTCGGCACCGATCCTGCCTCGAACGCCGCGAGATTGATCTCCAGAAAGTCCGTGTCGAACCGCACCGGTACATCGAACTCGAAGCCCGCGCTCACTGCCGCGCCCAAGACCGGCGCCACTGCAAAGCTGACGATCCCCGTCGTCGCATCGACCGAAAACGCAGCACCCGCCACTTCGACGCCATCGACCGCGACACGCAGGCTTCCGGCAACAGGTTTCCGGATCGTCCGCAGATAAGACACCCCGCCTGACGAGTAGGCTTTGACGAGCTGAAATGCCGATGTTGCGCCGTCACCCGTTCCGATTGCCTGATCGGTCGCGGTCACTTCTGCTCCGGGCGCGCAGGATTTGAAATCCGCGCGATCCTTCCAGCGAAAGCCGTAAAGTCGCCCATGCCGCGCCTCGAAGAACCCTATAAGCGCGTGCACATCGTCAAGCGAGCGCGTACCGAGCCCCGCATTGTAGCGCCGCCGCGAATGCGCCCAGGCGCTGTTGCGTTCCTCCGCGCCGGAGCCGAGCGTCACGATTTCCGTGCGCCGCTCCGGACCGCCCGTTGCGCCAAGCGCAATGTTCGTTGGAAAGCGAATTTCATGAAACGACATGTCAGAGATTCCTCGCCCCGCGGCTCGTCATGCGATTGAGCATCGCCGCGATTTGCGTTTCGGAGCGGCGAAAGCTCGCAGCGTCCGTCGCCGTCACGTTGAAATGGATGGTCACCGGCTGGCCGCCGCCCTGTGCCGCGACGCCGAGCCGGCCGTCGCTGCCGCGCTGCAGCGGCATGATCGCCTCGGGCCCCGCCTCGCCCGCCAGCCCGGTTCCGTTTTCGAGCGGAAAAAGCATCGGGCTCGACAAAACGCCGCCTTTCGCAAAAGGCTTCACGCGCCCGCCAGCTATCACGTTTCCATCCGCGCTCGCGAACAACGAACCGAGCGACGATACGAGCGACCCGCTCGCTGAACTTGCCACAGACTTCAGTGCATTGTTGAGCACCAGCTTCGAAAGATCGAGCGCAAGCGTCTTGAGCGTCTCAGACAACGACTTGCCCTTGAGCGCAATGTCATCGAAGGCTCGCACCAGGCTTGTGCTGAAATCACGTCCGCCCGAAGACGCGCGGCGATAATTGTCAGTCACCGAAGAAAGCGTGCGTGTCGTCTCCGCGCCGAAATTCCGCGTCGCCGCCGTCGCCGCGTCGAGCGCCGCCGCCAGCGCCGCCGGATCGTTTGGATCGGTCATCCTGTTTGCTCACTCATTGCTGTTGGAAGAGGCTTTACCGGCAGGCTGCCCGCGCTTCATCACGCAGCGCGCCATAATCCGCCATGAAGCGGCCCATCACGGAAGCGGTACCAAGCCTGTCGAGTTCATCGGCTGCCGCCGCCTGCTCCGCTTTCGTGTAGTCGCGCACATGCAGACATGCCGCGTTAGAACCTGCCATCGCGCAGCCGCCGAGCAGCGTCGGACTGATCGCGAGGAGCATCGGCCAGCGCATCGTTGATCGCATTCTGTCTTTCCAGTTCTTGTCGCAGCGCTTCCGCATTGTCGCTTCGCCGCGCAAGCAAAAAGCCGAGCAAGCCAATGCCGAATTCGCCGAGCAATCCGGCGAGCTTTGCAAAAAGGTCAATCACGCTTGCGCCCCGACATCGGCCACCCCAAGCCGCGCCTCGATCATGCGCGCAAGATGCTCGCCATCCAGCCCGAGCGCCTTCACCGTCTGGGGCACATGAAGCACCGCGTAGTTCGCCGCCTCCGCCACCACTTCGCTTCTGACCGCCAGAGTGGAATTGGCATCCTCCATCGCCTTGAGCTTCGACATGGCAAAGGCAATACCCATGCCGAGCGTCTTGTCGAGAATCTGTCCCAACTCCCCGTCGCGTTTGGCCTTGAGGAGCGCGCAAGCCCTCGCCACGACAACCGAAGCAAGCGCCGTCAACGCCGCCAGGACGAGTTCGTTCACAAGCGGCTGCAAAGCCGCCACATCGATCATGTGCATGCTGATAATTCCTGTATGAACAAAGAGGTAGCGCGCCATTTGTCGGCGGCGCGCCTCGCGGCGATTATCGACCCCGACAACATGGAGCGATATGGTCGGAGTGAAGCCGGAAGCCGTAACATTCTGCCCCCGACCGAACAGCCCAGCTTGTTTCCGATCGTCACCGAGGATTATGCGTTCAGGATCGCTCGCAGCTGAAATGTCCCAACAAGTAGAGAGATCGAGAAGAAGACGGAATATCAGAGCGGCGCTGAGAGCCGACTGCTCGCGTCACCAGGTGCCGCTGCCCGACGTATCGAGATTGATGCCATTCCAGCTTACACAATCCGACTCCGTTGGCGGCACGCTGGTCCGATCTCTGCCGAAGCGCGAGATCAACCCTTTTGCGAGTTTGACAAAGAGATCATACGACGCGGCGGGCGTCTGTTGACCGGGTTCGGCGGTGTCTGCGAAAGCGACAGACAGAAGCCCACCCTCCTTGAACCTCACGACATAGAACCCGATGACATCCGAATAGCGATATGACTTCAGGACATCGACCGTCCCGACACAGGGCATTCGTCCTGACTTGCCGATGTTGCGATCCTGCGGCGACGCGACGAACCCAAGACTTCGAGCAACCGCGTCGATGCTCGCAAGGTCCGCCTCGGCATTCGTCGACGGATTGATATGCACCTCGTGCATCGTAGGCTGGCGCAAGCTATGCGCCGCACAGGCAGAAAGTCCGAACGCAACGTGAATGAGGATGAAGATGAGGAAAGTTCCGGCAGAAAAATGTCGTTCCGACATCCTATTTGCCCGCGCCCAAGGTCTGCGCGACGACCTTTACCGTCCCGCCATGCGAATAGGTGAGGTTGGTCGTCGATTCCGATCCCGTATAGGCTACAAATCCGACGATACCATTGGTGACCGGGGTAGCGGTCGTCGCCCCGGCAACCTGCGATATATTTTGTCCAACCATCTTCGGATCGGAAATGACGACCAGATAACGCTCGGCGTCATGCGCTCGGATGAGCGCCGTCAATGCACCACCACGGAACATGAAATCGTCGCGCGGTATCCGCCGCAACACGGCGCCCTTCTGATCGAGCAGCATGAGTTGCGGTGCGAAGATGCTCTGCCCAATCGGCTCGCTTGCCACCGAAATAACGAGTTGCTGACCGGCGGCCGGCAATGCCACGACGCCATAGAGGCTCCTCTCTCCGGGCTTTTGCTCCAGGCAGGCACTCCCCGCATCGAGAGAGACTGTCACCGGCAGATCCTTCTCCGGATCGAAAACCAGAGGCAGCGCTCTTGTGAGCTCCGGCGCTGCCGTACAGACACTCGCAGTCGGAAGCGACAGGATCGGCGGTTGCGAAACCTTATCCTTTGCGCAGCCGCCCAAGCCAGCTGCTACAATAGCGGCCATCGCAATCGGCACTTCCCATCGAAGGCTTTTCATCGTGCGCTCACCGCAACAACCGACCGATAGCATCGGTCGTTTGCGCGAAGGCAACGCTCACCCCTTTGGTCGCCTTTGCGGGATCTGCTTCGATCTCCGAAAACTTCTCGAAGGAATAAGCTGGATCCGGACTGATCGTGACATGCTCGGCGTCCGCGCCGGCTGCCATGATCGGGTTGTAGTTGACGCTATCCTCCATCAGCACGGCCCCGTCGCTGGCTTTCACCAGCTTACAATCCGTATAGAGGAAAGGACGATAAGGGGTGTTACCCGCAATTCCGGCCGCCACATACCCATAATTGACACTCACGACATCGAGATAGGCATCAACCTGATTTTCACTCTGTGTCGGATATGTCTTGAGAAGCTTCCCCTTATCGTTACGTGAAACGGGTATCAGCTTCACCTCGTAGCCCCTGGACTTCAGTGAAGCCGTCAGATCGTCCGTGAGAGCCTTGTCGGCGGCGAACTTCTGCGCGGCGAGAACATCTCGCAGCGAACCGTCCCGATTGTCCTTCATGCCAGCATCGACGAGAGCGCCGATGAGGCCAAAGCTCTGCCCAACGCTGCTGGCCAAGACGGCAGATGGCTCGCTCGGCACATCAGGCGTTAAAAGTCCGATGACTTTTATGCTGCTGGCTGTCGACCTATCGAAAGGGACCGCCGGCTTGGCCGCGCAACCTGCGACAAGAAAAAAGGCGCAAAGCAGTGTCAGCTTTCGTATGAAAGTTGTCATGAATTCCCCCAGTTCGACGCCCCGGCGTCGCAGCCCCAAGGATGACCAATGCCATCCGCTGTCGGAGGAAAATAGCCGGTTTCCGAACCATTCGCAATAATTGACAAAGAAGTTTGTAGGCTTGTTTTCTCTGGTTCAGCCACCAATCAATCGGGAAACAGTCCCATCAATCTGTCCAGATCGCGCATTGTCATCTGATCTCCATCATCACGACGCAGACATCGTGCCGCCGACGCGAGTTCTGGCAGCGTCATGCCCCAGAACTGCTCCGGTGCAAGACGGAGATGGCCGAAACCGATTTCCATCGCACGTGTCCAAGGGAACGTTTTCATACAACCGTGTCGCCACCAAAGGTTGCGGTCAGAAGATCGGCGACAACCGCGATGTAGCCCGCAGCGCCTCCCTCGACATTCATGTGCATCACGTTCTCGTCACTCACCGTTTCGCCCGCGCCGCGAAGACCCGCGCCAATGACGCGGATCGCGTCGCGCGCCGATATGCGTCCTGTCTCGAAACGCGATGCCAGCGCCAGCATGTCCTCACCGCCGAAAGCATCTTCGAGCTCGGCCAGCGCGCCGAGCGTGAGCACCAGCGTCCGGCGCTCGCCGCCGAGCATGGCCGCGATTTCACCTCTGTGCCTGTTGACCATGCCGTCCTCACAAAGCCGCGAATGTCAGGGCGCCCGCACTTTCGAGCGACATGTCGAACGTCACCTCGCCATCATGCTCACCGGCAAATTCCAGCGCCGTGATCTGGAACGGCCCCTCGACCGTGCCGAAATCGGGGATCACCACCTGCCAATTCTTGATCGCACCATCGAAAAACACCTGACGAATACTTGCGTCCGATACCTGATCGCGAAAAATACCGCGCCCGCTGATCGAAGCCGAGCGCACGCCTGCGCCTTCGAGCAGCTCCCGCCAACGCCCGGCGGAATCCGCATTGGTCACATCAACGCTGCGCGCATTGAAGGCGAGCGCGCGCGTGCGCAATCCCGCCACCGTGGTGAATGTCCCCGACCCGTCCGCGTCGAGCTTGACGAGCAGGTCCTTGCCTTTCTGGGCTGCCATGATGTCACTCCGTGATTTCGGTGAGCGCGCGGAGGCGGATCGTTCCGCGCCAGGTGATGCCGTCCGGCTCACGCCGCGTCTCCGCATCGAGAAAGCGCATGCCCACGAGCCGCGCGCCCTCGGGCGTCAGGCCTGCGTCATGCAGCGCCGCGTTGATCGCGCCGAGGATAGTCTTTGTCTCCGCGCGTCCGCCTCCGCGCGAATAGACATGGAATGTCAGACGATGTTCGCCGCCCTCGCTGTCGCCGGTGCTCCAGTCGCTCACCTGCGCCTCGCCCAGCGTCATGTAGGGAAAACCCGCATCGGCCGGCACATTGTCGTAGATGCGCCCCGCGACGAGAGCTGCAAGCGGCGCATCGCCCGAGAGCCGCGCATAGATCGCCTTCTGCAAGGCAAGGTCGGCGTCAAATGCGCTCATGGCCGCGCCTCGCACTCGATAGCGAGCCATCGCCCATGCCCATCGGGATCGTGGCGCCCCGAAATATCGAGCACCCGCCCGCGCCAGCGCAGCCGCATCTCCGCCGTCACATCATCACGGTAGCGGATGACGACGCGGTAAGGCTCTCGCGCCTCTTCGCGCTCGGTTGCGGCGAGCGTCGTCCCCTTGAACGAGATGACTTCCGCCCGGACGGTTGCCAATGCGCTCCAGCCAACGGACGCGCCGCCTGCACCATCCGCCGTCCGCACCGGCGTCTCTATGGTCACGCGCTCGCGCAGCCTGCCCGGATCGCGCCCGCTCAAAGCCGGAACCTCCGGTAAGGCGCGATCAGCGCCGCCACCGTCAGCGGAATGTCCGACGCCGCGCCATCGTAGGCGACCGGCAGCCGCGTCTCGTACCAATGCGCGACAAGCATCAGCACCGCCTGCTTCAACGGCTGCGGCACGCTCGCCGCGCCGCCATAGCCCGCCGTGAAATCGATAGCGATGCCTGCGATACGCCGCTTCGCCTTCGGCCAAACAGCGCCGTCTGCTCGCCAGACGCGCGGCGGCTCACCAGCAAGATCGAGTTCGTAGAGCGCTGCATCCAGCGCTTCGTCCGGTGCCGTCCGTGCAATGAGCGAAATCGCACTCACCGCGCTCACCGGCGCGAGCGGCAGGACAATCGCGTCCTCGGGAAAGCGGTCGACAAGAAGCCGCCAATGCTGGGTCACGAAGGCGCGCCGCGTTTCCGCCTCCAGCGTCGCCCGCGCCGCCGTGATAAGCGCCGTCACCAGCGTGTCCTCGCTGGTATCGTCGAGCCGAAGAAACGCCCGCGCCTCGGCAAGCGTCACCGGCTCCTCGGCCGGCCCCGCCGTCAGGATGAGTGTCATGAGATGTCTTTCGAGATTGAGAGTGTCGTCCCGGCCTTCGGAGGGAGGGGCGAAGGCCGGGACGTTCCGCAAAGCCGGTTACGTGACCGGCTTCACATTCGCCTTGGTCAGAAGCGCCAGCGCCGCCACCGGTGTGCCGCTCGCATGCGTGCCGGTGAGCACGAGGCTCACGCGGCTATATCGGGCATTGCCGACATAGCCGATGCGATAGGCCATCTGCGCCTTCGCCGCCGCATCGACGGTGGCGAAGACACCCGCCGTCGACACAGGCACGCCCGATGTGAGTCGGCTGTCAGTTACGGGCGACCAGCTCGTCCCGTCTTCCGAGGCTTCGAGCTTCACATCCGTCTTGAGCGTCGACGACAAGGTGTCCCCGCTCGCGCCGAAAAGCACGATGTGCTCCACCGCCTCGAAGCCCTGGCGATCGAGAGGTGCGCCCGCGCGCGCCGCCGTCGTCATCGCCGGATCGAGCGTCTGCACGGTCTTGATGTTGTGGTGAATGTCGCGCATCGCGTCCTCCTTATGCCGTTCCGAACTTCAGAAGCTTCAGCGCCTCGAAGTTCTGCACACCGCCGCCCACGCGCTTCGTCGTGTAAAAGAGCACATAGGGCTTGGCGCTATAGGGATCGCGCAGCACGCGCACGCTGAGCCTGTCGACGATGAGATAGCCGCGCTTGAAATCGCCGAAGGCGATCGCGGTCGCATCCGTGGCGATGGAGGGCATGTCCTCGGCCTCCGTCACCGGATAGTTGAGCAGCGTCGGCGGCGTGCCCGCCGCGATGCCCGGCTGCCAGAGATAGTTGCCGTCCGTATCCTTGAGCTTGCGAATGGCGCTCTGCGTCGCGCGGTTCATCACGAAGCGCGCATTGGCGCGATAACCCGCCTTCACCGAATAGATGAGGTCGATCAGCACATCCGCCGGGTTGGAGGTCGGGAAAGCGCCCGCCGCGCCGGTGGCGAGATAGCCAAGCTTGCCCCATGACCAGTTGGCATTCGTCACCTTCGCATAGGAGAGGAAGCCGCGCGGCCTGCGGATGCCGTCGCCATTGACGAAGGCCGTGCCCTCCTGTTCCGCGAAGGCCGTCTGCACTTCTTCGGCGAGCCACTGGTCGATATTGATCGCAGCATCGTCGAGCAGCGTCGAGGTCGCCGCCGGCATGGCGTAGAGCTCCATCGCCGGAAACTCGATTTCGGACAGCGCCGAGGCGGAAGTCTCCGCCCGCGCTTCCGTCTCACCCACCCAGCCGCTCGCCGGACCGGACACCGTGAAGGGCTTCTTGTAGCTCGCCGCGCCGATCTGGCGCACACCGGCAATGGCGCGGATCGGCGAAGCGTCCGATACGATGCGGTCGATCAGGCGTTCCGTTTCCACCGGCACCAGATAGCCGCCATCGGGATCTGACTGCGCCGAAAGCGCCTTGGCTTCGAGCGTCCGCAGATCCTGCGCTTCGCCCTTTCGCACATAGAGATCGAAAGCGCGCTTGTGCTCGCGCCGCGCCGGATCGAGCCGCAGGCGAGGCTCACCGCCGATTTCGGGCCGCGCCAGCGTCAGCGCCAGTTCGTCCACCGTCTTCTTCTGCCGGTCCAGCGCGCGGTTGATGCGGTCGACCTTCTCTTCCGTCACCACGTCGGCAGAAAGTTTCTTCTCGATCTCGTCAAGGCGTTCGTCGTTCGCCTGTTTGAAATCGTCGAAGGCCGAGAGAAATTCGTCCATCGCATCGCGGACCTCATGCGCACCGACGCTTTTCGTCTCCGGCGCGCGCGGCTCACCCTTCAGCGACGCCCCGATGCGCGGGACGCCGTTCATGAATGCACTCATGGTGCTCTCCTCTTGATGTCAGTTGAAAATGCGCGCCGCCTCGCGGAATGCCCGCGCCAGCCGCGCGCCATCGCCTCCCCTCGCGTCCCGCGAAGCTGGAAGCGCCTTGTATCCGCCCGCCACGATGCGGCGGGCCTCCGTCCGGCTGAACCCCGCATCCCGCATGAGCCAGCGTTCGAATTGCCGTTCCGTCGGCCGTTCCGATTTGACGGCGCTGATCCGCGCCTCCGGCTGCATCGGAAAGGTCACGACCGAAATTTCCCAGAGATCGACTTCGATCAGCTTGCGAAGCCCCGTCTTCCCGTCCTTCGTCGCCTTCACGACGTGGTAGCCGATGGAAAGCCCGTCCACCGCGCCCGCCCGCATCAGGCTCAAGACCTCACGCGAGCGCCCGACATCGGGAAGCAGCTTCCCCTCGACGCGAAGCCCGCGAATATCTTCGCTGAGCTTCATCCACACACCGATCACTTCGTTGGGGTCGTGCTGATAAAGCATCTTGATCCCGCGAGGGCCGCGCTTTGCCAGCGACGAGCGGAACGCGCCGGGCATCACCACATCGCGCCCCAGATCCTCCTGCCCGAACAGCGACGCATAGCCCTCAAAACTCCCGTCCTCCTTCAGCCCCTTCACATCGAACCGCGTCGCCTTCTGCTCCGACCGCCTGCCCTGTTCCACTTGACCTCCAACCAATAAAAAAGGCGCCCCCTGGGCGCCTCTGCATCGCGACATTCCTCACTCGTCGTCATGGCCCGGCTCGACCGGGCCATCCACGTCTCACCTCTACCTCGTCATGCTGGACCTGATCCGGCATCCATCTTCCTTCCCCCCTCGCAGCAAAGATGGGCCCCGGATCAAGTCCGAGGCGACGAAACAGGAACCACATCACCTCCGCGCCACAGCCCGATCAAGCTTCTCCTCGATCCGCGCGAGGCTCGCCCGCATCGCCTGCGACTGTTCCTCCAGCCGCGCCGTGCGCTCGACCACTTCATCCGTGCGTCCCGACCGCAATTCCAGCGCCGTCAACCGCTCCGCCGCCGCGCCCGACCATGTGAGCGCCGCACCGGTTTGCAGCGCGATGGTGACGACCAGCGCCACCGGAATATGCCGGTCGAGCTTCCAGCCCGCATTGTCGCCGAGTTTCATGGTCTCCTCCGGCTTGTCCCACTTCGTCATCCCGGACTTGATCCGGGATCCACCTTGGCCGCGTGTCGCAAAGCAAGATGGATCCCGGCCTGCGCCGGGATGACGACCCAACATAGGACAGCGCACTCAGCCTCACTTCTTGCCATAGCCCACCGCCGCCCGCTTCTCGTCTTCAGTCAGAAAATCCGCCTTGCCGACGCGCGCCCACAGCGCCTCGCGCTCGGTTGAAAGCGCCTCGACCTGATCCGTGTCGTAACTGAGCCGCAAGCCCTCACCGAAACGCGGCCCGAGCCATCTCGTCAGCGCCCGCGCGGTGCGGCTGACGAGCGGCAGCACCGTCTGCCGCCAGAAGGTCCGGTTCGCTTCCTGATAATTCGAAAACGTATTGTCGCCCGGAATGCCGATCAGCATCGGCGGCACGCCGAAAGCGAGCGCAATTTCGCGGGCCGCTGCGCGTTTGGCCTCGATGAAATCCATGTCCTTGGGCGTAATGCCCATCGCCGTCCAGTCTAGTCCGCCTTCGAGCAGCAGCGGCCGCCCGGCATTGGCCGCGCCTTGATAATTCTCCGCGAGTTCGTGCTTCAGCCGCTCGAACTGATCCTCGGTCAGGTTCCGCGCGCCCTCGCCGCCCTTGTAGACCAGCGCACCGGATGGCCGCGCCGCATTGTCGAGCAGCGCCTTGTTCCATTGCCCCGCCGCGTTGTGGATGTCGACCGCGAAGGCCGCCGCCTCCACCGGGCTCATGCCATAGTGATCGTCCGTCGGATGAAAGAGCTTCATGTGCAGGATCGGCGCGATGCCCCTTGCCGGATCGCAGGCAAACATGGCCGTCCGTCCGTCGACAGAATATTCATAAGCCTCCGGCCAGCCCGCGCGACCCGGCACGACCTTCATCCGGTCCGGCCGCAGCGCATAAAGCTCGCGGGGTTCGCCGCCGAGTTCCACAACCTCCAGATAGGAATTACCGGCGACCTCCAGAAACCCATACCAGCTCTCGAAAAGATCGGCGCCGCTCTCCATCGGGTTGGGCGTTTCGAGCAACCGAAGCAGCGGATGCTCGGTCAGTTCCCGCTCCCCCTCGTAAAGAAGCCAGGGCACGCCTGCCGCCGCCTCCGCAATCATGCGCACGCAGCGATAGGCGATGGCGTTGCGCTCGAAGCCCTCCCGCGCCAGCGACGCATAATCGCGCGGCGTCCAGACGGCGCGTCCCGCCAGCGTCAGCGCGACAAGCGGCCCCGCCTTGCTCGCCTTCTGCTCGACGCGCGGCTTTCCGCGCATCGCGGCGGCGAGCCTGCCCCACGGTCCCGCGATCACATCCGATGGCATGTTCTGTCTTCTCCTTCATCCACGATCACAACCGCCGCACCTTCGGCTTTCCCGCCTCGCCTTCGAGCATCAGATCCGTCAGCGCCCAGACCAGCGCGTCGAGCCGGTCCGGGCTTTTGCCGCTGCCGGTAAAGTCGCACATCTGGTCCTCGAGCTTCGCGAAACTGCCGACATGCGAAACGAGCCCACGCTCATAAAGCGCCGCCACGGGCTCTGCCCGCACACGTTTGCCCCGCGTCGCCCGCACCAGCCGCAGCGCCGCCGTGGGCATCACCTGCCGCATTATGGTCGAAACCATCTCGCCGCCCTGATTCACCTCCGCGACGATCCTGTCCGCGTCATGGTCGCGATAGGCCTTGGCCGCGCGGTTCGCCCAGGCGAGCGGTGTCAGCCCGCCCATCGAGCGATCGTCGAGCACATAGGCCCGGCCTTCGCCATCAACGCCTGCAACCACGATCCCGCATTCATCCGCGCTCGCGCCGCTGGTCGCGGGCGGATCGACCGCCACGACAACGCGCACAAGTTCCGGTGTCATCGCCATGCGATGCGTCTCGATCATCCCGCGCGACCAGAGCGCGTCCGGATTGTCCTCAATCAGCTCCGCATCAAGTTCCTGCCGCCCAAGCCGCGTTCCCTCATATCTTGCGATGACCGCGCGGAAGAAACTTTCGGCAAGGTTCGCACGATTGGCATGGGTCGATGCCCGCGTCACCGCACATGTGGCCTCCGCCATCAACCGCCGCAGGATCGGCACCGGGCGCGGCGTCGTAGTCACAACCTGGCGCGGCCGCTCCCCGAGCCTCAGCCCGAATTGCAGCATGTCCCATGTCTCTTCCGCATATCGCCACTTCGCCAGCTCGTCGGCCCAGGCCGCATCAAATTGCGGGCCGCGCAACGACTCCGGCTCCGTCGCCGAAAATGCCTGCGCCACCGCCCCATTGGGCCAGAGCAATCGCCTGCGCGAAGCCTCATAGCGCGGTCGCCCTCCGCGCATCCCGATGGCGCGAAGCCCCGACGGCCCGTCGATCATCACTTCGCGGACATCGCCGAATGTCTCGCCGATCAGCGCGATGCGGCTCGCGCGGGCAGCTTCAACTTCGCCGCGCACCCATTCCGCGCCCGAGCGCGTTTTCCCCGCGCCGCGTCCCCCCAGAACCAGCCATGTCGTCCAGGGGCCTTCAGGTGCAAGCTGGTCGGGTCGCGCCCAGAAAAGCCAGTGCTCCATCAGCCATTCGGCCTCAGCCGGGCTGAGACTCGTCAGAAACGCCGTCCGCATTTGCAGCGGCAGCGAGCCGAGCGAGGCGGCGTTGAAGCTCGGTTCTGAGCGCATCGCCATCCTCATCCTTCTTCTTGTCCGTCTTTTCCTTGCCGGACTTCATGTCTTTCAGCTTTTCGAGCGACCGCACCAGCGAGGAGAGCCGCCGCGCGTCGCGCTCCTTCTCGGCGGCCTCGCGCTTCTTCGTGCTCTCTCCCTCGATTGCCTCGATCTCCCGCGCGATCAGCCGCTTCAGCCGCGTCGCAAGGCTCGATGGCTTCATCGCAGCGCCGGTCAGTTCCGCCGCCGGTGCGGGTTTTGCCGGCGCCGGCGTTCGCGCCCGCCAGCCCTCCCGCCGCGCCCGCGCGATCAGCGTCTGCGCGTTGACGCCTGCAACCTTTGCCGTCCCGGAAAGCGGCACCGCAGGGTCTTCATAAGCGGCGCGTATCTTCGCCCAGTCGGGCTCCTTGCGTTTCGCCTTCGTCGCCATGGCATCGACCAATAAATGGGCATCGCCCAA